ACAGTGCATTACCCTTTCGGTCATGTCTCTACTTCTGATAAGAGGAGAGGAACTTAATCCGATTCGTTCTCTTATTCTGTTAGAGTAGAAAGGAACCTCGTTTGTTTTCCCATGTGCTTATTATAGTATGGCAGCAAGTGGATTCAACTCCTCTTGTGACACTTCCTCAACTGTCACATGGTCGTTCAATCTCTCCTCTGCAACGCTATAATACTTCTCTTCTCTCTCAATACCTATAAACTCCCTATCAGTGTTTAAAGAGGCAATACCAGTGGTTCCAGACCCCATACAGGGATCTAATACCACATCACCCTCATTAGAATATGTTCTAATCAGATATTCATATAATGCTATTGGTTTCTGTGTAGGATGTAGTTTACCCTCATCTTCAGCAGTTTTAAAATACAATACACTTCTAGGATAACGTGTTCCTTCAGTATTCTTTACATGAACTGCTTTTGTTTGCTTACCATATTGTTCTGCATCTCTTACTGCGGTTCCCTTATCGTATGGTTTCCCTATTGTCATCTGTGGATTATATGTTGGTTGCTTTCTATAGAACACTACAATATCCTCATGTGCCCTCATAGGTTGCTTTTTAGCATTAAGATACCCAGTTGCCTTTGACTTCTCCCACACTAAACAATACTTGAAATTAGTATAGTTAGTTGATATTAATACAGATGTAAATGGTTGTGCTGCTGTTGATATAATAGCAGCATTAGGTTTACATATTATATCAATATGATACCAGAATTTATCATAATCTATTACTTTATCCCACTCATTACGTTTCTTATTTAATGTTCCATAAGGAAAATCAGTAAGTAACAAATCAACACTCTGTGGTTCAATGCTAGGAAATACATCGAACATATCATTATGATGTAATTTCATTTGTGTAACCATTGAATAAAACTATTATACACTCCCATGTCAAGATCAAAATCATCTCTACACTTTTCATCATATATTGGACGTGAAGATGACCTCTTACGATTAGGATTAACAAAGAATATCTTTACTTCTTTACCTGTAATCTTATTGAAAAATGCAGGATAATATGCAAAAGCATCTTTACCACAGGCATTTTGACCAGCAAAAACAGCATACTCTACATCATCAGGAACCTCTGGAGACTGTTCTAACTCAATAAAATCCATTACCGCACGCTTCAGGTAACAAGCATCCAAGTATGTTTTTGATTCTATCGCTTTAACCATCTTATTATTCTTATACACATGCCAATCAACTTGTAAGTTCTTTAAGCAGTGACCATTTACTTCTTCAGTTCTCTTATAATCATTCTTTTTAGCATCTAATTCCAATGCACTACAAGTTCTCTTAATCAAGTTCTCATATACAAGACCTGAACCATTTCGTGCCATACCACCACCATGATCTCTATGGAGTTTTGGTAGTTCATTCACATCCTGATTGTAAGATTCAACAATAGTTTGTAGAGTCATTGAAATCCTGTAATTAAACATAGTATAACCCACCCTACAGGTTAGTGCAAGGTGGGTTGTGACAGTTATTTAATTGGATATTAGTCGTCGTAAATCAAACACTCTGGTTCATCAGGGTGCATTTCGCAGAATAATTCGATAGTATTAGGGTCATGGTGGTCACCTGCATCTATCTCTTTTTTGTGGTGATCCACATATTCTTCCAATTCGTGCAATTCTTCCTTATAATGCCTACGGGCAGCAGGATTAAGCGTTGGGTCATCAAGGATTGCTTTATCCTTTGCAATGTGTTCTTCTACTGTTTTCATAATAAGTACCTCTCTATGAGTACATAAGTATTTATTCTATTTTATAGCGAGACTCTCTTTTCTAACAAATTGATTGTCTCGGTTATAAAACAATTTATGGTTTTCTGTGGTAACATAATGACCAGTAATGTCACTACCATCACAATGCCAACCATAAGCAATTATCCTTTCTTTAACACCGTCTATGTTAAATTGTTTGTGACCACCCAAGTAAGAATGATACATCTCGTCTAGGTTAAGCATTGTTTCTAGTTGGTTATGTGTTGTTATTCTAACATACTATATTATAATAACCAATAATGCTTAACAATGTTTTAATCTTTGGAGTCTCCAAAGAAAGTACCAAACATGCCACTATCACCCTCTTGACGTTCATTCAATTTCTCGATGAGTTCCGTTGCGTCAATAAGATTATCTATATTAGCAAGCATGTCTGCTATGTGCTTACTAACATAAGACTTCTCACTTCTAGCAGAGAATGATAAAGCATTTCTTAACGCCTCTTGTGCCTCTCGAAGAGAATATTCAACTTGATTTGATAAGGTCATTAATCCTCTTCACAATGTTTTTCTACAATCTCTTGAACTACTTCACTAAAAGCATTACGCAATTCGTATTCCATATCACTCTTATCTTTCTTTAACCTAGTAATTGTAATAGGTGGAAGATTAAGAGTAGCAGTTATCTCCCATAAACCAAGTTCTTTATTCTTGGTAGTTTTAATTTCAAGCATTTCGTTGTCCATTGGTTTACGCTCCGTCTAGTTCACCTGATTCGTGTTTCATTTGTTCAATTCTGCGATGACCTGGAACCCAGAATCCATCACCAGTCATTTCATACCCTGCTTCAACCATTTGATCGTAGGTCATTGGGTTTTCTTCATTGTTTTTCTCGTTCTCAATGAAGTTTGGATCTTCAATTCTTCTCCAAGAATCTAGTCCAGTAATATGGTCATACATTTCAGTATAGTCTGGCCATTGTGTTGAATCAGTTAAGTAATCAGATTTTAATTCAAACCTTTCTCGATCAACATCATCAATCTTTATCCCTGAGTTGATACTAACAACTTTCTCTGTTCTATCAACACCCTCTAGCAAATCAACTAGACTTTGTGCATCTCTAGCACAAATACGATGGTAATTAGCATTTCTTTTTGCTGCTAGTTTGATTGTATTGAAAATCTCGTCAGGTCTGCACTCAGCACCTAGAGCATCTTCAATCATTTCTTCCAACACTCTGAGAGAATAACTTTTAATGTCTTCCTCTTTCATTCTGGTCTAATTTAATTGCTTCCTCCATAATACCTTGTATTTCCTTAGATGTCAAGTTGTTTAACCATTTCCAGTTAGGATCATTTTTATCCCATTCACAAGTAAATGATCCATCATCATTTCTTTTTATGCTTAAGCTTTCGTTCTGCATTTCTAATCCTTTTTCTTACCATTTTTGCAAATCTTATATCATCCTTAGTGTACCAATCAGGATGTGCTTTTGCTCGTTTTAATAATTTTTTTGCTGCCTTCTTATCATTCATTGGATAGTCGGATTCGTAGGATGTTTAACTAAGTATTTATACCCCTAGTAAATATCCTTTACCTTACCCGATACTGATGAACTTTGACTTATTGGTTTTATCTTTGTCTTAAGTTTACGCTCGTGTTCCTGTAATTGAGCATTAACATCCATCATTTGATCCTGTAACCTACTAATCTTCTCATTTAATCCTTTTATATGCTCCTCAACCATATATGCTTCACCAGTATATTCATCCTTGATTCTAATCTCAAATTTATCTTCTGGTGTTAATCTATCACAATAAGGATATAACCAATCCTCTATTTCAGCAACTACCCACCAGACTGCCTCGTGGATATTGAACATAAGTCCTTTAATCTTTTTAATCGCTCTCATTGTCCATCATTGCAAGTAATGTTTCATAAGGTATCCAAGCAGGTTCCTCATCTTTAAATTGAACTTCAACCTCAGTTATTATTCTTTGTAAGAACCTACTATAAACTTCTCTTACATTCTTAACTGGACTGAGTGGATTGTTCATATCTAAGTAATCAATAATCATATTACTATTATATTCCTAGACATTATAAAACCCCTGACAGTATTTGTCAAGGGTTTTCTTAATATTTAATTGTTGAATAAGATTTACTTAAGGTGGATGTGAGTGTGTTAGCATGTAATTAGAATAGAAATGTTTACTTGAAAATCTAAACTAAAACCTCCTTACATATACGTTTACAAGTTGATGCGTTGTCTTCGCAGTCGATTAAGCACTCGTAGTACTCTGCTAGTAAATCATCGTGTGCATCTTGTTCAGATGACAGTTGATTGAATGGTATTAAGTTGTGCATAAGAACTCCGTAAACAATGAAAATAGACCAATAATATAGGAGTTTCAGGTCATCTTGTTCCCTCTAATTCTCCCAATTATTTAGACATAAAGTGTCTGTATTCCCTGATACAATTTACAAAAATTTATGCCTACGTGATAATACCTACTTGTAGGATACATCCTCACCCATTGTATCAGGACATAACATAGCACCTGCAAGTTCTCTTGCTTCATCATTACCTTTACACATTTTATTCATCCATATTCTCTCATTCAATTCAACCTTTCCATCAGTTGAAATCATTCTACAGAGTATGTCTGTTAGTTCTAAT